CATCACAGTCAATGGTTCGTATTTGACACCCCAGTGCATGGGCGAATCCGTATTTGGCGACGACGTATCGTAGGAATCTATAACCATTGGTTTGCACTTTTCCAGAATCAAACTGTTCTGATTCGCTTCAGATCCAACCGCTTTCCAAATGTTGCTCGCGGTAATCAGATTATGGCGGAACTGATACCACTCGGGGGTTCGTTGAACAATTTGGTTGGAACATTGCAAATGTTCAATTTGAGCCTTTATAATCGATTTGTCTACTACTTGGTAAATATTAGGGCGCGGATTTTTATAAGCTCGGCGAGGAATTCCAATAATTGCAAAATAGTTCTTGATAAATATATGAACTCTTTTTCTGAACTTTTTGAATATTTTCTCGTAGGGTCGGTCTTCTTCAATGAAACCAATGCAAATTAAATCGTCCAAATAATCCTGGGTGATTTTGTCTACCATTGTCTTGTAAAACTCGGGCTGACATTGTTGGATACCGTTTTCCGCCAGATATTTATCTACAGAATCGTGAATCTCTATTTCTAAATCAATGATATCTTCTTCGCTAAAATCAAACATTATTTTGTCTAAGTATATATATTAAATTGTATTTAACTAAATACAATTTATCTGATTTGGTGCATCTTTATTCATCTTCATTTACTGACTCGGTTTTCTTGGGGGTCAATGATTTTAATGTAGATGTCTTTTTCTCAAGATTGCGAATTGTGAATGCGCGGGTTGTCAGATTGAACGCGAGCCCGGCAATATTGCTGATAACACCACTCTCCTTGTTATAATCTACGTCCTTTACTTTTGCCAACTTGTCTTTTGTTAGACAAGTGCTGAAAAACGTTTTCAGACCTTTTACCTCTTTCATTGGCAAGCCGTTTTCCTTCCCGTATTTTTCGGCATAGGCGTGCAACTTCTGGATTTTTAGTCGCTTGTCCAATTTGTTCCATGGCTCGGAATTCATATTCTTCTTTTCGGTCTCCAACATTGCATCAATCTTGTTCATTGTATTTGTGTTGGTTTCGTCAAATGTAAGGGGAGTCTGCGAATTCAAAATGTTCTTGTACTTGTACATGATCTTGGTGTCGTCATCTTTCTTTTCTACAGGTTCTTGTGTTGGTGTTTGGGTTTGCTGAAACATATTATAGTAGTCGTTCTTTTATATTATTATTGAATAATGTTTATATCGTTTTACAATGAGATAAAAATCCGGTAGCAAATAATATAATGGAAACCAAATCTCTCACAATTGATTTAAGAAAAAAAGAAGAGAAGAAGAAGGTGATTGTACCGAAGGTGAAATCGGTTCGCAAGGAAATAGACAAATGGCGATTCGACGATAAATTCTTGGAACTAGACAAACAGTGGGAATGCCTAACTGCAATTAAAAATGGAGATGAATTGCCCGATGATTTTAAAGAGGTCTGCAGAGAAATGCGACGCCAGATCCAGAATAAGATTTCCAGTTATAAAATGCAGGATATCCAAAAACAAAAATACGACGATGATAAATTTGTGAATCTTACGTTTGTCGTTGGATTGTTGCATGAAAAAGGTTTGAAATGTTTTTACTGTAGAGAATCCGTGTATCTTTTTTACAACTTTGTGAGAGAAAATAAACAATGGACTTTAGAACGAATTGACAATGGTGTAGGCCATAATGTGGATAATGTGGAGATTGCATGTTTGTTGTGCAATTTGCGACGCCGAACAATGTATCATGAGAGATACGTTTTCACAAAACAGATGAATATTGTCAAATTAGGGGAACCGTAGGTATAGGGAAACCTACGGATTCAGCTTCGCTTCCGACCGTCGGCGCCCATTGGGCGCCTTTCCCCTATGACCCCTTCCCTTAAAAGAAACCTACGGTTTCTCTTTGACTCTTCCCTTATTAGTATGGGTTCAAATAGCCGTGCTACGCCCTTAGGGAACGACGAGTTCCCTTTAATAATTAGAGAACAAACCAAATAAAAACAAAAATTGGATTATTGTAAATCAAATGACAACCATTTTCCACGAAAACCATTATGTGGCATCCAAACTTAACTATTTTATCCAAATCCGCAAAATCCCCAATATTGTTTTTCACGGTTCCTCCGGGTGTGGTAAGCGAACCATTGTGGATGATTTTATCAATCACATCTACGGCGGAGACCGCAACCGTATCAAAAATAATGTCATGTTCGTAAATTGCGCTCACGGTAAAGGCATCAAATTTATTCGCGACGAACTCAAATATTTTGCTAAAGCCAATATCCAATGCAATGATGTGACCTTGTTCAAAAGCATTGTATTATACAATGCAGACGAACTTACCATTGATGCACAGTCAGCTTTGCGTCGTTGTATAGAACTCTTTAGTCACACCACGCGATTTTTCATTGTTGTAGAGAATAAACACAAATTGTTGAAACCCATTCTGTCTAGGTTTTGCGAAATCTATATTCCAGACAAAACCGAAAATATGGAAAACCCAGTTTATAAAAGTTTGCACAAAGTGAATCGTGAGTTAATCTATGGTTTTACAGATTTGAAGAGAAAACACAGGGCTCAAATTTTAGAACCCATATTTAAAGATTTTGTTTTGACAGAGCAACACACCTATAAATGGTTTATGAATCTTGCGAATCAGTTGTACGAAGAAGGGATATCAAGTTTAGATATAATTGAGTATTTGGAAGAAGTTTTAGACAAAAATAAAATTGTTCAAATTCAGTTTTGTTTCAATAAAATCAAGGGCGAATTTAGGTCGGAAAAAATGCTGATGATGTATTTGTTTGACTATCTGTTTTTACGTTCGGATTGCAGTTTGAAAAATGTTTCCTTTTTATAAATGGACGATTTTGTTTTATCTAATTTGAATGAGGCGCGCAACGAGTGGTGCAGTCGGTTGGTATCAATATTAACTCCTAGAATTATGGAGGGGATTCGCTCTATTTTCAACGAGTCGTGGAAAGTGAGTGTGGATAATGGGGAAGTGGAAAAATACTTGATGACCTTTCAGAATTTCATTTGCCGAGTTCCCAAATGGAATCCGAATATTGTGGATGAAGAGAAGAAACGAATTGTGGAAAAATCGGGGTGCAATTATTTGGAAGATTTAATTACTTGCGTGCATGTGATTCAACTGAAGGTTCTCACATGTGTTCGTGTGGGTACTCGACAGAAGAAAATCGATATTTCGATCCCGAAGCTCAACGATTTCTTGCACAAGGCTTACATCAATGTGGCGCGGAAGGTATATAAGAATGCGTATCTGTTTGATAAGAACGCATCGCCTTTAACCCAGCAAAAACACGGGCGTGAGTTTGAAATCATCGTGGAAGAGTGTATTTTGAAAACCATTCGTGACAGTATTCCCACAGAAGCGATTGTGCGTGCCTATTTGGATGAATCCGTAGAACAAGAAGAGGAAATTGTTGAGGAAATTATTGATGAGAAAGGGGAGGCAAAAGAAGCGGAAGAAGTTGAGATTAAAGAACCCGAACCACCACCGTCGCTTGAATCTGGTGCGATAATTACCAATGTGAGTGATAAACCAGTTGTAAGTCGATTATCATTTGATGATGTGGATAGAGCATTAACAGACGATGGAAAAGTGGAAGAAATAGTTGCACCCAAGACAATTGAACGACTTGAAGAGATTAGCGTGTCGCGAAATTTGCAACGAAAACTGGATGAGGCTGAAGATGATGACGATGATGAGGACAGATTGAAAATTGGTGGGGATTTAGATAGTATGAGTCTTGGATTCACGGATTTGAACCCGGATTCATTCTCGAATGATGTTATTAAGCTGGATTTTGATGAACTGTAAAGGGAATTTTATTAAAAATGTATAATATATATATATATATATTATAGATGAGTTGTATTTTTAAAAAAAAAAGTTATACTGATTTAGTAGCAATTGAAACATTTATTCAAAATAGTTATGCAACAATATTATCAAACGAAAGTTATCATGCTATTGTTGTATTATTAAAATTAAATAATAACGTAGAATCTCCATATTCTAAAATTTTTTTTGACACATCTCAAAATAAAATAATTACAACCGATGTAACTAGTATAGTTTTAAAATTAATACCAATAAAATTTGATAAATCATTTCGTGGAACAGTTCAAAATGAAAAATTAACTTACGGTGGAATAATGAGCGAGAAACGAGTTTCTTCCTTTGCTGAATTTGAACATGAAATCGTAGTTCAAAAATTAGCATTTCATGCAACATATATGATAGATTTTCAAATGAGAGGCTCAAGTCCAAATATTTTACTATCTTTTTTAGTAAATTTTACTAATAAGAAAAACTTTACTGATTTATTTAGAGTTTCAACATCAGAAAGAAAAGATAGAATGGAAGGATTTGATTCAAATTCTGGTACAACAAGCACACATAATTTTATATTTAATCGGTTTATTGATTCAGTATTAACAAGTTCTATATATAAAATAGGATGTATAGTAATGGAATATTTAAATAATTCGAATGATTTAAGTGACTACACGTGTTTCAAACCGAAAATAATACCTCCAACTAAAAAAGGTCAGCTAGCAACTAAATCATATGGTGATATTAATGAATATAACAAATTTCTTATAGCAAAAGCAATTGCATTAATAGAACTAGATAAATGTATGTTTTCAGGGATATATCATAAAGATATACATCCAGGTAACGTAGTTACATATGAAACAGAAAATGAAGAAATGCATAGTAGTATTATTGATTTTGGAAAATCAGAAATTCATGTTGGATTAGAATCCAATTGTTCATCAGAAAGAAAACGTCAATTTAATATTTTAGATAATAGTACAGACGCTTATGATATACCAGTAAAGGAAGGTACGAATAAGAGAAATAGATATAAGGGTTATGTACAAAGTTGTTTAATTAATAGTAATAGTTATGTTGATTCTGACATAAATATATTTACAGAAGGAGTTCTTAATCTTAAATCTGGATTAGAAAATTGGAATGATTTATCTGAAAAAAACCCAAATAATGAAAAAAGACAAAATGTAATTCAAACTAGTTATAAATTTGTTCCGATTGAAATTATGAACAAAATTGATAAAAAAATGGTTGAACGTGGAATGCAAATTTATAAATTTTTATTAGGAGACAAAGATATAAATGAATATATACAAAAAGACAATGAATTAGTTATAAGTAAATGGACTTCGAATACAAAAAATGGTGGTATTTCATTATTATATGATTATATTAAAGAACAAAATTTGGATGAAAATTGTCAATCATTCTTATTAAGTAAAAATATATATTGTGTTGATAAATATAATACTGAACCAGTAGTAGTGACAGAAAAGGAAGGTGGAAATGGAAAACGAAAAGAAAAAGGAAAAAGAAAAAAAAATACATACAAAAAAAAAATACATACAAAAAAATTTGGTTTAACTGCAAAAAAATATAGAAATTAATAAATCCACTATATTCGGACGTCTTAACTTACTGCGGTCAAAAACGCACTTTTTCAAAATCATTGATTATATAGAATGGAAGCCATTGTTGCCATAATTTTTGTAACGACCGTTCTCTACATTTTAGCCAAAATGATAGAGATGAAATATGTGGATAAGGAGATGCGCCCTTTGAAGGAACTCATTCGTGACGCTGCCGTTGTGGCGGTTTCTGCTGGTATTTCCACATTTGCTGTGTTTTCGATGAACAAATCGATGAACGGATTTTTTAGTGCAATGACCGAGCAAACCAGTTTGCCTGCGGTTGCGCCGGTTTTTACCGACAATCCGGAATTTTAAAGGAAACCTACGGTTTCCTTTTGAACCTTCCCTTATTTGAAATTATAATTGCATAATTTCAAACAAAAAATAAAGGGAGGGATCAGAAGGGAACCGTAGGTTCCCTTAGTAGCAACTTAATCGTGAAGGGAGTTCTCTGTACTTATATCCATTGTATGCTTTATCTTCGGCCATCGCCTTTGCAAGAGTTTTGTCGCTCATTCTCTCAAGTTTGATACAATCGTATTTGCATTTGTACTCTTTAACTAATTCACCCTTTTCATTGTACATTCCGAGCCCATCTTTATACAATAACACATCTTTTCCATATTTTTCTGTAAAATTTTGTACAACATTCTCATCGCAGTCGCCATATAATTTATAATAAAAACCTTGTGTCTGCGTTCCTTTTTTCACGGCATTATCCAATCCACTCATTGAATATCCATTCAATAAAGAAGCAGTTTTTCGGTCTAAATATACGTTCAAAATTTCGGTTTGATCCGCATTCAGTTTGGCAACATAATCCATATTTTTTGCAATGGTAGGGCGAGTAGGTTGCAAATTGTGGAGGATCGTTGCGTCAATATCGCGTTCCACAAACAGCCATCTGAATCCGTTGTAAACTATGTTTTCCAAAACAGCTTTTGATAAGCTTGGGCGTTTTATAGACCGGTCTTCATTCATTACTTCGGTTGCCGACTCATATACTTTGATAAGTTGCATGGTGTCTGGATTGATTTTTTGAACACGCGGACCCAATGTTGGCAATGGTTCTTGGAATCCTGTTTGAATTTTCACAGGTCTTGCTTCAATTAACTTTTCAATCATAGATTCCAATTTATTAATTCGTGCGTGCAACTGTTTATTGGATTCTTCTATTCGCTTGTTTGACTCAATGAGTTCGGCCATTGCTGGGCTGTCGTGATTCATAGCAATTACTTTGAGTTTCTCAATCTCCAGTTCTATTTTCTTTGTTCCATATTCTTGGTAATTGTCTATTTGCGAATTGATTGTATCGATTAATATTTGGTATGTCAAGTTTTTACCTACCAAAAATAATTCATGTTCGTTCTCGTGTTTTTCCATATCCTTTACTTGGTTGCATCTTATTTTTGGATGGTTGTGAATATATGATTCAAAATCTTTGCTTTGTTGAACCACAAAAACATCTAGCAAGACGCATTCTGGATATTTATTCTTATGTTCATTGTATCTTCCAATAATACCTCTACGACTTTCGCCAATCTTCACAATGTATTCACCTGTTTCAAATGTTTTTACACGGATGATGTAGACAATTGGAATGTGCATTGTAAATTGGCTCAATAATACTTTTTCCTTTTCAAGTTCCTTCTGTTTTTTGAGTTTGATTTGGTAGTCGGCTTCTCTCTTTGCAACATCATTCGCATTTGTTATTTGAACATTTCTCAATTGGTCTGAAAGTGATTTACATTCTTCTATAACAACTTCTTGAATTATCTTTTCCATTTTTACATAATATTCGTGGATCTCATTTGATTTTTTAGTTCCGGCTTTTAAACAAAATAATTTAAAAGCTCTAATTGTCATTAAAATAATTTCTTTATTATGGCCTCCACGTCCTTCTTTTTTTGCTCCTGCGACTTCAGGAGCAAAGATTTTGTAATCAATATTATTGCAAAAATATTTTTCTAGTACTTGTTTTGCATTAGATTTTTGTTGAAATCCCATCCATTCCCATACATTATCCAAATCAATTATATAATCGGCATCATTGTAGTTTAAATAACAATAAAAACTTGACAAAAACATTTGCTGTTCATATGTATTGAAATTTGCTTTCATTTTATCTACCATGGATGACTGGTAGCTTCCAGTAAGCTTTGTAAGTGGGTTACTTTCAATTAGATTTACTATATCTACACTCATTATATGTATTTGTAATGCTTATTTCTTTATATTGTTTATTTGGTTTTGTTTATGGTTTTTAAAATCATAAACAAACATTGCTTTACTTTGAAGTTGAGCATATAGAAAAATGTTGCGTATGTGCCAATGAAACATATACTAAAACTCATTGTCAGCATTCATTGTGTTATAGATGTTGGTTTAATATAAAAGAAACAAATCATATGTTTATCTCTTGTCCATTGTGTAGAAAAAATATTATTGACATAAATGGCGAAGAATACGATTCTGCAGATGAATGTAGCAAGGATGACAGTGATATAAATTAGCATTTAATAAAAAACTTTTTATTTTTTTAATTTTTTATTAAATTTTTAAAGGATATGCAACAACTTTGATATCCATGACATTACTGCCACTGCATAATATGGTGCGAACTTCTTAACTCGAATATGCCACGCCGCACATTCCTGCCATCACCCTTAAAACATTGTAAGAGTAAGCATACACTCTGACCTTAGCAGTCGAGGTACCAGCAACGGTTCCGGAGGAGAGCACCAACTGGAGGGTGGCGTTATCGATTCTGGAGAAGTTGCAAGATCCGGAGGGCTGGTGCTCCTCAGGTCTTAGAGCGAAAGAATACACGTTAATACCGGTATCGGGGGCTCTGGTGTGGTGCTGGAAGGGCTGAACAACGTCGAAGTAAGAACCCTCTCTCTCGGAGATGCGGTCCTGGCCGTTAAGCTGGAGCTTAGCGGTGACGACGGGGTTCTCACCCCAGCAGTGGAGGTGGAGAGCAGTCTCAGCAAGAACGAAAGTTCCGGCATCAGACAAGGCAGAGCCACTGGGGGCAGAGCCGTCCTGGTTGAAAACACCAGTGCTGGTGTGCCAGTCCTGGTTGGTGTTCATCGCACCGCCAGAGACAGCATCGGTGGCACCGGCCATCTGGAAGACACCTCCAGAAATGAAGGCGTTGGCACCAGAGGTCTCAGTGGGGCCTCCGAAGACGTGGATCGAGGGAGGGAGAGCATCGATGGCATCGGTGTAGTTGAAGGGCTGGGCACCGAGGACCTTGAACAAGGTTGAGTTGCCCTCGAGGGAGGCGCAGTAATCAACGTTGGCATCGGGCTGGACAACCCAGATGAGCTCCTTGCAGGGGTGGTTGAAGTTGATCTTGATCTTATTGGAAGAAGATCCGACCGACTCATCACCGGTGTATTGGAGCTGCTCAATGAGGTACTCATGGGGGTTCTGGGCCATCTTTCTGCGCTCGTCAGTGTCCAAGAAGATGAAATCAACATAGACGGAGGCGGCAACAAGGGACTGCTGGTAGGCAGTGGTGACAGCCAAAGAGGCACCGGTGGTGTTGCCAACGATATCTCTGACAGCCCACAAGCACTCACCAATGGGTCTGAAGTCGATGTTGATCTTAACCTCGTGGTACTGGAGAGCAACGAGGGGAAGAGCAAGACCGGGGTTTCTGCAGAACCAGAAGAGGAGGGGAATGTACAAGGTGGTCTCAGGGAGAGCCTTTCTGGGGGCGCAAACCTGGCCGGGGCCTCCAGTGGAAGCGCAGGGTCCGTTGATATCGGCGAAGGCAGGGTCAGTCATGTAGGTGAGCTGAGTGGTGTGGCCGATCATCTTGTAGTAACCAGCCTGCTGCTCAGAAGAGAGAGTGAGCTGATTCCAGATGTGCATCCAGTCACCATATTGGCGGTCAATTCTCTGGCCTCCAATCTCAACCTCAACCTGGGCAATGAGCTGCTCACCGGGGTAGTCCAACCAACGGGCATAGACAGGGCCGGTTCCGGAGGTTCCCATGGACTGGTTAATCTCGGGGAGAGTAACCTGGACATAGGTGCGGTAGGCAAGATCTCCATTTCTGGAGATGGTGCAACTAACACGGCGACCGAAGTCGGCCTGGCCGTTGAAAGTCTGCTCGATGGACTCCATCGCGAAGTTGGTGTGGCGTCTGTAAGACACCTTCCAGAAAGTAATCTCGGGGTTTCCAGTAAGGAAAACATCTTGTGCGCCGTAGGCGACTAATTGCATTAAGGCTCCTCCCATTTTTTTATATAATCTAAAAATATAATTTCTCCTAAATCTGAGCGAAAAGATTATAAAAATGATGGATTTCTCTACATTTAAAGCTAATTTACAGTTTTAATTATATCTTTCCCTTACAATAATATAGATGATACCATATGTGAAATTAGTGATTTGGTGTAGGTATATAGTCTCTATTGTTTCACCCCTGGTGCAACATTTAGGGGTGAAATAATACGAGATAAAAGTATAAGATAAATTTTATAATATGCCAACCATTTGTAAAAAGGACACTTGTAGGAACTTGGCCGTTTATGGATTTTGTTTTGGAAAACCGCTTTTTTGTTCGATGCATAGAGAAAATGGATCCAAGAATACAAGGACTTTGGAACCAGTGTTACTAACCAAATCTGGAGAGAAAGTTTGTGGAAAATGCTCAAGTAAAACGGTTTTGCCTAGGTACAAAGGTTATTGCACGCAATGTTATGTTAAATTATACCCTTTGGATCCGCTTTCTCTCCAGACCATTTATAAATCGAAGGACACCATCATCCAAAAATTCATAGATTCAAAATTTGATGGATTTGTGCATGGCAAAGGATTCAGCCAAATCCAAATCAATGGAATCACGCTTAAAATCATTTTTTCAGAGCAAAACGTTTCTGACGAAAAAACCATAATTATTAAGTTTAACCCCAATAAATATGAGAATGGCAAGAACCCGATGCTATATACAAGATTGCCTGATTTGGAAAAGGAGATTTTGGAAAAAATTATGAATACATGAAAAATGCGTAAAGCGTAAATATATACATATTCATGTTGGCACCAGAATTAATTGACCATATTTTGTCTTTTTGCGAAGGACATGTACGAGCAGATTTGCATGTAAAAAATGTGGGTGTTCCTCTTCGACAAAATATGAAAGGACTGGTTGATAAAATGTTATTGGAACAAACATACACTATTGAACATGATGGGTCTTTCGTGTATTTTGTAAATAAATTGAATTATTACAATACATTTGGGTATGTTAGTAAGATGATTAGTAAAAAGGAAATTTTATACACATGGATTCATGTCAATTGGTTTTGAAATGGTTTTACAATGATGAATTCTCGGCAATGAATTTCTCTAAATAATCTTCCATGAAAACTTCTCTCTTTCCGTCGTGGGATTTTTGGAATATGTATCGACCA